AGAATGAAAAGAGGTGTTTGTGTGAATAAGGAGACGCTTCTGCGATACAGAAAAAACAGGATTGAAATTATCCAGATAAAAGAGGAGATCGAAACTCTCCGCGCAAGGCTGGAGGCACCGAAAACTCAAAGCTTTACCGGAATGCCGACGGCGCACGGGGGCAGTGGCGACCCTTTAACAAATGGCATTGCAGCCATTCAAGCACTTACTGAAAAATATGAAAAAAAGCTCTGCGAACTATGCACAGAGCAGCAGGAAATTGAGGCAGCCATATCTCGCCTGGAAGGGGACGACAGAACCCTTCTTCGATACAGATACATCCAGGGCCTAAAATGGGAAACCATCTGCACAAAGATGGGAGCCTCGGAGGAGTGCCCGATGGAGTGGGGAACCGTGCATTATAGGCACAGGAGAGCCCTGCGGAAGCTGCAGGAGCTGGAGTGAACACAAAAAGAGAGGGCGGACAACCGCCCCCTTTTTTATTTATATGCTTTGCCGGACTATTAAAGGCCGTTCTTGTTGAAAACCAGGTTTTTGATATAACGTTTTGATTTTGCTTCCGCCAGCATACGGTCGTAATCCTCCATTGGTACGACGATCACACAGTCGTTCGACTCTATTACTCGCAGATTGAACTTATCCACCATGTTCCATGTATCACAAATGCTTTTTAATTTTATAGTTTTCATTTTTGTTTCCTCCTTTGTTTTGATGTGTCTGTCTTACCATCAGGGAATACTTATAGCAATCCTTTTTGTTAAAAAATATCAAAAAAGAAAGACGGCCCGGAGGCCGCCTTTTTAGTTCGCAACAGCCTGCGCCGTTGCCATATAGTGCTCTTGCATAGCCTTGTACTTCTGCACGGTCTCGCTGTCCTCTCCAAAGTCCCAGGAGGCCCGGCGAATAGATTGTTCTATCCGCTCGGCCAAGGCCTGGAAGTGAGCAGCAACCTCGGACATGTTTTCAATGGAGGTTACCTCGATTTGTGCGTGCTCCTTGTTCCAGGCGCGAGCTTCGGCAGCCTTTACGCGGTCATTGATAGATAAGAAGATGGGCCAGAAACAAATGCGATACTTTGCCGTGCTGATTTTGCCGCGCTTGGAGATTTTGTGGAGAGAATAGTCGCTGCCAGACCATGTGGGATCTCCGGGGGAGTTCTCGACGAAATACAGGCCGTTGTCGTTCTTGAAGTATGCGCCGGTGATTTCCACGATCATGCCGGTTTTAATCTCGATGCCGTTTTTATCTTTCATGGTATAGCCTCCGTTTTTTGGTGAGCAAGAGCCGAAGGTTGCCGTTCGTACCGCCGTTACCGCCTGCCGAGCGTTCCCGGACTTTCGTCCGCTGCAGCCCCGGCTTTCACTGCCGCTTCCTGTTTTATCCTTCGGCCTTGCTGTGTCTGTGTCTTACCATATAAAAATACTTAATGCAATCTGTAAAATCGTCCAAATGTGAAATACTTGGTTATGCTTATTTGACTGAATAGAAAAGGCGACCCGCGGCCGCCTTTTATTGCTTACATTGGCACAATCTCTCCGCCAAGGGAAAGCAGCCGCCAGAAACGGGGCTCCCCTACATAACAGGCCTCGATGCACTCCCAGCCTTCCGCGTCTTTGTATACGATGTTGACCATTGGGTTATCTTCCATAATGACCACCTTTCTGCCCGGAGTAGCCGCCGGACCCGGCGTATATTTACTGATCCAGAAAAATGCCGATGGGAGAGCCAGCAGGAGACCGCCAGCCCGGCTCGTGAATATCCTCCAGACGCACACGGCGCTGAATGTTGCCGTTTTCCCAGCGGATCGTGGCGAAGTTTTGAGCGGGACGGCCGGCACGGCTTACGGCTTCCAGTGAAATGATCTCGCCATATTCCAGAGGGAAGCAGGCCCCAAAGTTGCCGACAACCTTCTTCCTGACGATCATTGTCACAACGTGCTCCACGGGAGCGGGAGCCGCCACAGGGGCGGGCTCCTCGTACTCACGGCAGGCACGGAAAACAGGGGCCATGCTATACCGCTCGGGGACGATATATTCACCGTTGTTGTCGGTGTTGATTTTAGCGCGGCGCTCGTAACCATCCCGGCGGAAGGTAACGGTTTTATCGGTGCGCTTCACGATCTCAACCGTGAACACGCAGGCGCTATCACAGGCGCTGGCGGCAAAGTATTTTTTTCCAACTTCAAACTTAGTCATGTTTTTGGCCTCCCTTTTTTGATGTCTGTGTCTTAACACTTATAAACGCTTAATGCAACCTTTTTTGGTTGAAATCTCGTCCAAAACTGAAACGCTTAAATTGGCAAAAAAGACAAGAGAAAAGCGACCCCCGCAGGAGCCGCTTCTTCGTTACTTTTTGCGGAAATAGTCGATAATCGCATGCCCGCCAAAAAAGACGGCAGCAAAAACCGCGAGCCAAACAAGCCCCAAAAACAATTCTTTCACAATAGACCCCTTTCTTGACAATAAAGTGCAAATGGATATAATGGGCGGTAGAGGGAGCGGGTGGCTGCCCGCCCCCTCTGGGTTCTCAGCCTAACAGCTTACGAACCAAAGACTCTATCAGGCTGGCGACTAAACTGCCAACCACGCCAAGGAGGAAGCTGACGGCCAGCTCCTTGGATTGCCCTGCTTGCTTACGCTTGCGGGGCTTTGTCTTTTTCTTGCCCATTTTAACCACCCCCTGTCTCTCTTGGAATGTCTGTATGTTAGCACTTATCAAATACTTTTCAATCTGTAATCTCGTCCAAAAAAAGCATAACAGGTTTGTCTCTTTTACCTGTATACATACCGCTTACTTTTTGGCTATTATTTACTCGGAGGTGATAACATGGCAGAAAAGACTTACAAGACCACAGAGGCCCAACGTGAAGCCACCCGAAAGCGCATGGAGCGCATGGACAGCCTGACGATCTGGCTCAAACCGGAGGAAAAGGAAGCCCTGCGAGCAAAGGCTGCGGAGGCCGGAATGAGCATGACCGCCCTGATTAAGAAGAAGGTGGGAATTTGAATAAGCTGGAGCCGGTCGGGCTTGAAGATATCGTCGATCTTGAAAAGCAGACAAGACAAAACAATGACGCGCTGCGCAGGGTTTTTGCCTTTTTGATCGAAGATGTGGACGAATGCGGAGAGCAACAGGAGGGGCAATGAGTAAAGCTGTTTTGATCTCGATCAATTCTGAGTGGTGCAAACTGATAGCATCCGGGAAAAAGACGGTAGAGGTGCGCAAGACACGCCCGAAGATGGAGCCGCCTTTTAAGTGCTATATTTACTGCACCAAGGACAACACCGATATTGTGCCGTCAAGGATATGGTGGAAAGCGGACAAGACGGGCTTTCAGCATATTTTGAATGGCAAGGTTATAGGTGAGTTTGTGTGCGATAAAATAACTCATTTTGGAAACGTCTCAGCAGACCCCTGGGATCGTCTTTTAGGATCAGTGCATGAATATCACAAAAGGCTGATAGAAGATGCGTGCCTGACGGAAGAAGCGTTCCTCCGATATGGCGGGCAGTACGGATGGCACATATCCGAACTTGTAATTTATGACGAGCCGCAATCTCTGAACTGGTTTGTTACAGAGGGGGATTGCGACTGCATGAACTGCAGGAGGTGTAGCTGGTTTAATAGGGGAAACGGGTATAACGTCGAAGATGATTGTGACCTTGGATATGAAAGTATTTACAGAAAAAAGCCTCTTAAGCCTTTGTTCCGACCGCCGCAGAGTTGGTGTTATGTAGAAGATATCGACGAAAAGGACGGTGCGCAGGATGGCTGACAAGGATTGGTTGCAGACCGCTAAAATGGCTGTTGAAGCAGATGCCGCAGTGGCAATCGCAATGTGCAAAGATACAGCCATAAAGCAAAATGTGGAGCTGTACTGGGTGATCGAACAGTTTACAAAAGAGTTTTGCAAAATGGCCAAGGAGGAAGCGCAATGAACAATAACCTTATAAGCCGTGAAGCTTTAAGAAAGCGAACCATTGAGTTCCGCGACCGGTTAAAGGAGAGCGGGCAATTAAATCTACCTTCTGGCTTTGGCGCATTTCTTGATTTTATCAAAGAAGCCCCTGCTGTAGATGCCGTGGAAGTGGTACGGTGTAAGGATTGCAAGTATTCGGGAATGTACTGGTTTGGAACAGAGGACACCCCAAGGCTTGCTTGTTTAGATACAGATGAAGATGGGGCCATTTACTACGCATCAGCGACAGAGCCAATGTGGTTTTGCAGTTCTGGAGACCGGAAGGCTGAAAAAGACCTAAAAAAAGCTCAAATTTGAATTGTTTTTAACCCTCATAGTCTGCTATATTTATACTTGGGCAAAGCCCACAAGGGAGACCGGACACACCGGCCTCCCTTTTTTAGTGCGCTGGCATAGCTTAGATGGTAGAGCAGCTGACTTGTAATCAGCCGGTCGCGGGTTCGACGCCTGCTGCCAGCCCCAACCCCCAACGGTGAAACGGACGCCTCCCAACACTGGAGCCGCCACCCTCCAGAGGCGTCCTCTCCTTCGCCGCTGGGGATATTTGCGTGTGTAGTTTAACGGCAGAACAACAGCCTTCCAAGCTGTGGGCGCTGGTTCGACCCCAGTCACACGCTCCACCCATAAGATGCTCCTCCTATAAGCTGCGCCTGTAAAAGCAGCTCCCCCCGGACAAGGGCCCCGGCGGAATTCCGGTTAGGCAGATATACGGGCGAATGTTCCAAGGCGGCGAGCTGGTCTCCAAAACCGGCTGTGGTGGGTTCAATTCCCAACCGTCCGTGCCAAAGGAAAGAGACAAAGGTGTGGACTCTTGCGGGGGGGGGGTGATTACCTATTGGTGATTGTGCCCTATTTTTAGAAGCACCAACATGCGGGCCTTTAGCCCAACGGCAGAGGCAACCGTCTCAAAAACGGAGACGTGCAGGTTCAAATCCTGCAAGGCCCACCAATCCGACATGCCGGCGTTGAAGCGCGAGAAGTTAAGTATTGGGTTGTAAGCTAATAATGACTGATTCCCCAATGGCTGATGAAAAGACGCAGGGCGGCCGGACACCAAAGACCTGGGCAAGTCTTAAACTACCCAACGGCCCGCAGGCAAAGCCGACAACCTGCAATAATGCCCCAGTACAGGGGCATGCGTACCCCACATATCGTTTGTGTAACATATAGGGGAGGCACAAGAGACAAGGCCACCTCAACACGGGGTGGCTTCTTCTTGTATACAGATGCCTTGACGCACGGAGCGGCAGGCAGTATGGTGTCGCTGAGGTGAATAATATGAGCAAGGCAGCTGAAAAGTTTTACAAGCGCGTGGCCCAGGAGGGCAAATTCACGCTATTGTCGGACTACAAAGGCCCGCGAGCTCAAATTGTCGCCCGCTGTAACGAATGTGGGGCAGTAAGAACGGTGCAGGCCGGGGGCTTCTTCCGATACGGATGCAGCCACGGAATGCAACGCCAAATTGCCGCATCTAAAAAGCGCACCGGCAAGACAAACAAGCTGGGCGCCAAGTATATCGCAGAGATCGAAGCAAAATATCCCGTTCAAGTAATCGGAGAATACAAGGGGTACAGAGAGCCGCTCCGGGTTCGCTTCAATACCTGCGGCCATGAACAGGACATTACAGTGGATAGCGTTTTGTTCTTGGAAAGAGAACCGATGTGCAACCAATGTGCGCGTGTAGGATCACGAGGGGAACAACGGGTTAGAAAGTACCTGGAAGAAAACAATATCAAATATAAAAGAGAAGTTCGCTTCGATAGTTGCAAGCGCGAGAGAAAGCTCCCGTTTGACTTTGTTGTGTATAACAGCAAGGGGGAGCCAGCAGCTGCGATTGAATACCAAGGGGCACAGCATTACAAAGCAAGCGCCCATTGGGGAGGAGAAGAACGTTTCCAGAAAGTACAGGAAGCAGACGCGATCAAACGAGAGTGGTGCAAAGAACATGGACTGCCGCTGCTGGCTATTAAGTACACGGCTGATGTAGAGGCAGAACTCAAAGCGTGGTTCCCCCCGGTGCGAAAAATGAAAACACGGGGCTAACGAGCCCGTTTTTTCACTAGTCCCAGGGCAAAAAAATAGGCCCGTTTCGTTACACGCCCCCCAGAATAGCCACAGCCAAAGGTGGTGGGGCCCAGGAGAAGCCGCAGGCACGACCCCAGGCAACGAGACGGGGAAAATTAAAACAGCATACAGAGGCCGCCAGACGGCCAACAGGACGCACCGGGGACGGTGCATTTTTTATGCGTTCGTAGTGTAAGGGCAGCACGCCAGCCGACCAGGCCGGAGGCGCAGGTTCGACCCCTGCCGGACGCTCCATATTTAACAAACAGAGGTGGCGTAAATGAATATTGAGAGGAAGCGACTGGACGACCTGCGACCCGCGGAGTATAACCCGCGCCGCGAATTGCAGCCAGGCGATCCAGATTATGAAAAGATAGCCCGCAGCATTGAGGAGTTCGGATATGTATCGCCCCTGGTAGTAAACAGGGACGGCACCGTGATTGGCGGACACCAAAGACTCCGCGTCCTAAAGGACATGGGAGCGGAGGAAGCCGACGTTATAGTGCTGGACCTGGACAAGGAACGCGAGAAGGCCCTGAACATAGCCCTCAACAAGATCACCGGTGAATGGGACCCCGTAAAACTGACAGAGGTTATCGGGGACCTGGACTTGGAGGACTACGACCTGACCCTTACCGGTTACAGCGAGAAGGAGCTGGAGGCCATACTGGCGGAGGTACGACTGGACCCTGACAGTTTGACGGACGACTTCGAGCTGCCCGACCGGGAAAACGTGCTGGCCCACACCATGAGCGTGACCATGCACAAGGATCAAATCGAAATCGTAAAGTCGGCCATTGACCTGGCTCTGTACGAAGGGGACGCCGTAACCTTCGGCAACGACGACAGGAACGGCAACGGACTATATAAGGTGGTGAGCGAATGGCTGGAGAATTTGGACTCCGAACAGAACGAAGAAAACTGAGCGAGCTGATCCCCGCGGAATACAACCCCCGCAAGGACCTGCAGCCCAGCGACGAAGAATGGAAAAGCATCGCCCGCAGCCTTTCCGAATTTGGGTATGCGGATCTGATTATCATAAACCAGGACGGCACAATTATCGGTGGACACCAGCGCGCCAAGGTAATGCAGGCCATGGGCCAGACAGAGGCGGACGTTGTAGTGGTAGACCTTGACAAGAGCGACGAAAAGGCCCTAAACATTGCCCTGAATAAGATCGGCGGCCAGTGGGACCTTGACAAGCTGAAAGCAGCCCTGGGAGACATTGACACCAGCAGCTTGGACGTGAAAGTCACCGGCTTTACCGAAGGCGAGCTCCAGCTTATGCTCGGAGACCTGGGCGTGGACGACGAAGAAGAAAAGGACGACCCGGAGTTCTCCCGGATCGTTTTTGTTTTGAGCCTGGAACAGTTCGCAGCGGTGGAGCGTGCGCGTGAGATCGTGCGCAAGAAATACGCCAACGCAGAAATGACCACATACGGCAACACAAACAAAAAGGGCAATGAAATTTTTATGGTGGTGAAAGAATGGGTAGATGCAAAGAAATTGATGTAAAAATCATTCCTTCCAAAATAGCAAATGTTTTTGTGAAGAAGCACCATTACAGCGGGAAGGTGGTAAACAATAGCTGCCTGCACTTTGGAGCCTTCCTGGACGGGAAGCTGCACGGCGTACTCAGCTATGGCCCCTCGCTTGACAAAAAGAAGATCATCGGACTTGTAGCCGACACCAAATGGGACGGCTTTCTGGAGCTGAACCGAATGGCCTTTGACGAATACCTGCCCCGCAATTCGGAAAGCTATTGCATCGCAAAGACCATCCGACTGATTAAAAAGAACGCCCCGCAGGTAAAGTGGGTTATCAGCTTTGCAGACGGGTGCAGCTGCGGCGACGGCACCATTTACCGCGCCGCCAACTTTGTACTGACCGACATTAAACCCAACGCCGGCATCTACCTGCTGCCCAGCGGGGAGAAAATACACCAAATGACCCTGCAGAGCAACCCCAACAGCCCCAGACCGGAGCTGGGCGGGAAATCGCTTTATGACATTACCGGCGGAGTACTGAGCATGAAGAAGTGGCAGGAAGTAACCGGCGCCATTCTTCTGCCCGGGTACCAGTTCCGTTACATCTATTTTTTAAGTCCCGAATACAGAGAGAAACTGACGGTTCCAGAAATTCCGTTTTCTAAAATAGATGAACTGAACGCTGGCATGTATAAGGGCCAGAAAATCCCTCGCGCAGAACGGCACGAACAGTCCCACTATTGATAATGCCTTCATTAACCAACCATAAAAGGTATTATGTGGCTGGAATGGAGGCGTGTTATGACAGGGATTTATGGGCTGAAAAATAAAGAAAACGGAAAGTGGTATGTTGGGCAGGCTGTAGACATCGCGAAGCGGTGGCAAGAGCATAAGAAACCGAGAAGTGCAAAAAACAATGCGGGATTAAAACTGCAGCGTGCATTTGCGAAGCACGGATATGATGGCTTTGAGTGGTTCGTTCTTGAAGAATGTGACGAAGCACAGCTTGACAACCGCGAACAGTTCTGGATTGCCAAAAAGGACAGCTTCAAAAATGGATATAATATGACACTTGGCGGAGGCGGCCGTCGGGGGTATACACTCTCAACGGAAACCCGCGCCAAGATAGGCGCAGCAAATAGCGCCTATTGGACTGTTCATGAAAAGCATATCCCCTTAGAAGTGAGGGAGAAGATCTCAAAATCCAACAAGGGAAAGCGAACCGGAATGCGCGCAAGCGAGGAAACAAAAAGCAAAATGAGCCAGGCTCGAAAAGGGCGAAAGTTCACCCCAGAGCATTGTGCGGCGATAAGTGCAGCAACCCGAAATAAGAAAAGCAAGCCGGTTCGTTGCATAGACACCGGCGTTGTATACCCTGGCCTTAGAGAAGCGACCAGGCAAACCGGCGCGCCTACTGAGTGCATCAGTAGGTGTTGCAAAGGAAAACAAAAACACGCAGGCGGTCTGCGTTGGGAATACGCATAAGCCCGGCCAAAGGAGGTGGCACCGATGGCAGAGCCGCAATATTACGAGGCGAAAGTTATCGCCCAACTTTTCAACCTAAGCATTAGAAGAATACAGCAGCTTACAGCGGATGGGGTTATCGAAACCGTAAAGACCCAGGGCGGCCGTCGGTACGACCTTATCCCCACGATCCAGCGATATATTAAGTTCTTGCAGGACAAGGCGGCCGGCCGCGAGAAGGTAGAGAAGGACGCCAAGAACGAGAGCGAAAAGCTGGAGGCAGAAACCAGGCTGAAACAGGCAAAGGCCGAGGTTGCAGAGCTGGAGCTGGAAGAACTAAGAGGAGAACTGCACAGAGCGGAGGATGTGGAAGCGGTAATGACCGACCATATCCTTCTTTTGCGTTCTATGATAATTGCCCTCCCTGGACGACTGGCGGTGGACGTGACCCATGCCAAAACACCAGCGGAGGCGGCGGAGGTTATCAAGGCAGAATGCTACACCATGCTCGAACAGTTAGCCGCTTATGAATACGACCCGGACGAATACAGGCGACGCCTGCGGGAACGGAAAGGCTGGGACGAAAGAACCGATGCAGCCGAATAATATCAACCGCACAATCCGCCGTGCATTTGGAAGCTATAAACCCCCTGAGGATATAACCGTGAGCCAGTGGGCGAAGAAATACAGGGTGCTTTCCAGAGAGAACGCCGCAGAGGCCGGCCCGTGGAGAAACAGCCGCACCCCGTACCTTGTGGAGATCATGGACAGCTTCACCGACTCGCGCACAAAGAAGATCACGCTTGTGTCGTCGTCACAGGTGGGCAAGTCGGAACTGTTAAACAATATCCTGGGCTATATCATACACCAGGACCCGGCCAGCACCTTGTTTGTGCAGCCAACAGTTGACGACGCAAAGAAATACTCCCGCCTGCGTATAGCCCCGATGATACGGGACACCGACCCCCTGCGGGAGCGAGTGGCCGACGTGAAAAGCCGGGACAGCGGCAACACTATGTTGCAGAAGAAGTTTCCCGGCGGCATGTTGACCATGGTCGGCTCCAACAGTGCAAGCGGCCTGGCGTCAACGCCCTGTAAATACGTACTCGGCGACGAAAGAGACCGCTGGGCGCTATCAGCCGGCACGGAAGGCGACCCCTGGAAGCTGGCGGAAGCCAGAACGACGACCTTTTACAACGCAAAAATGATCGAAGTTTCTACACCGACAATTAAAGGAATGAGCGCCATCGAGAAGGGATTTAATGCAGGCACCCGCGAAAGATGGTGCCACCAGTGCCCCGACTGCGGGGAATGGGTAGAAATTACCTTCGACGCCTTCAAATTCCAGTTTGAGACCGTGAAGCAGGACCGAAAAAAGGACTTCTTCGTGACGGACACAAGCTGGTGCTGCCCCTGCTGCGGCACGATCCACACGGAGGAGGAAATGAAAGCCGCCCCGTGTAAGTGGATCGCCCAGAACCCGGCAGCCATACAGAACGGACACCGGAGCTTCAAGCTTTCGGCCTTTGCCTCCCCCTGGGTATCTTGGGAGAGCATCGCTTATAAATTTCTGATCTCGAAAGACGACCCGGCGCAGCTTCAAACCTTCTACAACACCGTGCTTGGTGAATGGTGGGAGGACCGCGGCGGCACCTTTGACAACGAGGACGCCATGGCACGCCGGGAAGATTATGGCGAGGCAGACGGCAAACCTGTGGAGCTACCGGAAGGCGTGCTGGTTTTGACCTGCGGCGTGGACACCCAAAACGACCGCCTGGAATATGAAGTCGTGGGCCATGGCCACTATGGCGAAACCTGGGGCATAAAGAAGGGCGTCTGCATAGGCGACCCCAACACAGAGGCCCCGTGGCAGCAGCTGGACGACGTAATCGACCACGTTTATCGGTTCAAAGACGGGCGCGGCCTAAAGCTATCCATTACCTTTGTGGACAGCGGCGGCCTGCGTACCCAGGACGTATATGCACAGTGCCGGAAACGCCTGCCAAAGCGCGTATTTGCCATTAAAGGCCAGGGCGGCGACGGCGTACCCTTTACCCGGCCGCCTACGAAAATCAAACAGGTAGTCGACGGCAGGAACATGGGTATGCTATGGCTCTACAGTTTAGGCGTGGACGCCGGCAAGGCCGACGTAATGAGTAATATCCGCGTCCAAGAGCCCGGCCCAAAATACTGCCACTTCCCGCTGGATAATACCCGCGGTTACGACAGCCGATACTTTGAGGGCCTACTCTCCGAAAAACTGGAGCGCAAGACCACCAACGGCCGGACGCGGCTGGTGTGGGTAAAAATCGCAGAGCACATCCGAAACGAACCGCTGGACTGCCGCGTGTATGCCCTGGCGGCGTTTCGTGTTTTAGACCCGGACCTGGAAGCAGTAGCGGCCAGGCTGCGGGCAGCACCGGCGGAGCCCAAGCCGACACAGCCGGCACCGCGCAAGACAAGACCCAAGGTGAAGAAAAGCAGCGCCCTGGGCGAATGGTAAAGGAGGCACCACATGGACAAGACAGAACTGCGGGCGCGGATCACCTTCCGCAAA